GCACCCACAACCTCCCAAGAAGTAAATGCCGGATTATGTATCTCCGGGAGTCGCTGATTTTTTAGATAGATTCCCGGAATTTCGTGATCAGGACGATTCAGTAATTGAACTTGTCCTGGCAGATGCTAATGCCCTCGTAACTTCAAACTGGATTCCAAGTTTGCGAGTCATGGGGGTGTTACTCTTGACTGCGCATATTCTCTATATAGAGAATTTAATTGCGTTTAAGACTTCTTCAACAACTGGTATTACTGGAAGCAAATCTTCTGGTATTATAACAAGTCAAAAAGTTGGTCCGCTTTCTGTCAATTACGCACAAAAAACAGAATTTAGTGGGACGCCAGTAATTAAAACCAATCTTGCTAGTGCTGACTTAAGCTCTTCTCCATACGGCTTAAGATTCTTGGAATTACTGCACTTAAGCGAACCTGCCGCTATTCTTGTTGTTTAAATCATGTATGAATATCAGGCCAAATATATTAGGGTCGTGGACGGTGATACTGTCGATCTTGATATTGATCTTGGTTTAGATATTCATCATCAAATTAGAGTAAGATTATACGGAATAAATACTCCAGAACTTCATTCGTCTGATCCAGAAGAGCAAAAGAAAGCCAAAGAAGCCAAACGATATTTAGAATATTCATTGTTAATTTTACCAAATTTAAAAAGCAAAGATTTAATAGTTAAGACCGTAAAAGACAAAACAGAGAAATATGGCAGATATCTTGCTGAAATCTTCACAGATAATGACCCTATTTCAGTTAATCAAAAGCTATTAGATGCTGGTCTTGCCGTTCCATACTTTGGAAAGTAAATTTCATGCCTGTCGAATTCGTTGTAACAAATAGAAAAGGCGATATGTTTAAGATGGTCGAAGAAATCGGCGCATCTGAAGTTGTTGTTGGTTTTGCAAATAAAGTTCACAAAAACAGTAATCTTCGCATTGCTCAACTTGCCTATCTTATGGAAACCGGAAGTCCTGCCGCAAATCTTCCAGCCCGTCCGTTCTTTTTTCCGGGACTTTTGAACGCTAGGCAAGAAATCAAATCATTGTCAAAATATTACGGCGCTTTGGCCGCACTTGGAAATAGAGGCGCGGTCACTAGTGGCCTTGATGCGATAGGCCAAGCGGCTGTAAACTCTATCCGCCGTAAACTTTTAAGGGGTCCTTTTGCGCCTCTCGCGCCAGCGACGGTAAAGAAGAAAGGCCATGACATTCCCTTAATCGATACTGGCGAATTGTTGGAATCGATTACTTACCGCGTTCGCAGAACTTCTAAGCGATAACTTTCATGCCTGCCTTTAATGCCGCTCCTTTATTAAATAATCCTGACTTTAAAGTTCCTGGTGGTTTTACTATTAGGAAATATACCATAACTGAAGATGCGAATGGTATTGGTGTTAAATCTTTTGAAGATGTTCATGCTGAAGGCGCAATTGTTCCGTCTGGTTCTTTAGGAATGGAGAGAACGGCAGAAACTGAAAGGCAGGGATCAGGAATTACGGTGTATACAGAAACTCCAATTTCTACAGGTGATGCTTCAATTGGCCAACCGGCTGATGATGTCATTTGGAATAATCTCTTGTGGCAAGTAGTTTCCCAAGACGATTACTCAATTTGGGGTTTTAATGTAGCGGAAGCAATAATGCAGGACCCTGGAGGCAGACCAATTGCCTAATACATCAGCATCGGGAGGCTTTTTACTTCCGACAAATACACAACCTGCCTCAGATTTTGACATTGATAGGCAGTTGAATGTATTTATTGCTGGTACAGCGGGGTTACCGGGTTCTTTAGTTCGTCCACGTTGGCAGCCGGAACCACCAACAATACCTGGGCCAACAATTGATTGGATTGCATTTGGCAAGACAAAAGAAATAAAACAGCCTGGATCGCCATACATTCGTCATGTACCAATAGATGAGAGCGATCCGGATGATGTTGGACAAGATAGACTCTTTCATATTGGCTATCTTCATTATTTAGTCTCTTTTTATGGACCGAATTGCGAAAAGATCGCAGGTCTTCTTTCTGACGGCCTAGACGTAAATCAAAATCACGAAGTTTTGGCCCCGCTTGGCTTAAATTTACGTGAAATTGGCGACCAAATTCTTGTACCAGAACAGGTCAATAAAGTCTGGTATAGGCGAGTAGATATGGAACTAATGTTCGAACACACTTATGTGCGCGAATATGCAGTTCAAAATATCATCGAAGCTCTTGGTGAAATTCACACTCAAAGACCGGGTGAAGATTCCACCATTGTTGATGTTACTTGGAACACTGAGAACGTGCCCAGACCTTAAAGTTTCGGGCTGTTCCTTAACTGTTATGGAGCTTATGCTATGAATAGGGGTTTATCTGTTAGTGGCGTCGTCTCGGTTGACGTAAACATCAGCCCGATTGCCGCAGGCTATCGTAACTTTGGCGTCGCTCTTGTTCTTGGTGACAGCGACATTATTGACGTTGGCGAACGTGTCCGTTTCTATCGAACTTTAGATGAAGTTGCAGAAGAGTTTGGAACTTCTACTCCGGAGTACAACGCAGCAACTCTCTATTTCTCGCAATTACCGCGGCCCAATTCTCTCTATATTGGCCGTTGGGCGCGCACTGACACTAAGGCGGTCTTACACGGTGGTGTTCTGAATCCAGCTGACCTTGATATGGTTTCTTGGAATTCGATTACCAATGGTTCGATGGCCATTACTGTTGGTGGTGTTGCCAAAACATTAACAGGCTTAAACTTTTCCTCTGATACTAACCTTAATCAAGTTGCTGCAAGAATTCAGGCTGGAACAACTGGCATTGAAGTTACTTGGGATGCTACCTATGACCGATTTGATATTAAATCAGTTGCAACTGGACCAACTAGTGGCGTTCTAACTTATGCCTCACCAACGGGTTCCGGAACTGATATTTCTGCAAAAATGCAGATGACAAGCACTTTAGCAAATGCTCCTGTGAATGGACAACTTGCTGAAACTGCTCTTGCTGCGACTCAAGCTTGTGCATCTATGTCTGCTGAATGGTATGCTGTTAGCTTTGCAGCCTCCACTATGCCGACTGATAATGCTCTTGTTGATGTTTCTGCATATATTGAGGGAACTGAGCGTTCTCGTATGCATATCATCACTTCTCAAGCTTCGGCTTGTCTTGATCCGCTTAACTCAACTGACATTGGATCGCGTCTTAAGGCAATTCGTTATATGCGCAGCTTTGTGCAGTATAGCAAGTTTAATAAATATGCTGCGCTTTCTGCCTTCGCGCGCGCCGCCACTGTGGACTTTGAAGCCAATAACACTACTTTGACTTTGAAGTTTAAGCAAGAACCGGGTGTGCAAGTTGAAATTTTGACTGAAACTCAGGCAAGCATTTTAACTGACAAGAACATTAACGTCTTCGTGCAGTATGACAACGATACTGCTATTCTGCAAGAAGGCGTTATGAGCAATGGCTACTTCTTTGACGAAGTCCACAACTCGGATTGGTTTGCTAATGCTCTGCAAGTAGACGTTTGGAATCTGCTCTACCAGTCCCAAACCAAGATTCCGCAGACCGATCCTGGCATCGCCATGATCACCACGGTTTGCGAGGCTACCTGCGAGCGCGCGGTCAACAACGGCATGCTTGCCCCTGGCGTTTGGGGAGGCGGCCCTGTGGGCTTGCTACGGCCCGGAATGACCCTTTCGCGAGGCTACTATGTCTTTGCGCCGCTTGTTGCGACGCAACCGGCTGCATTACGTGAACAGCGCATTGCGCCAACTATTCAGATTTGCGGTAAGTTTGCTGGTGCAGTGCACTTTGTGAACATCATCGTGAATTTGAACCGATAAAAAATGGCAAGCTATTCTTTCGCTGATGTAATAGCAACCCTAGTGGCTCCCGCTGGCAACATAACGCTAGCGGGAGATACTAGTGGTGCTGTTGCGGATGAAGGAATATCAGTAGAAAAAGCCGAAGACAGAAACACTATGATGGTGGGATGTCAAGGCGAGATAATGCATTGTAAACATGCAGGAGTTAATGGCGTTATCAGAATACGATTACTTAAGACAAGTCCGAATAACGGCAAATTAATGAATCTTATGAATTCATTAGACGGAGATATGTGGGGTATTGGTCAATTCTCCGTTCGTGATCGTGTTAAAGGTGACGTTATTACTGCTGCTGAAGTCGCATTTACTGGCCCGCCAACTATTGTTTACGGTAAACTTGGCGGAATACAGGAATGGACTTTTCATGCCGGCTTTATGAGTGCAATGCTTTACGCAGGCTCACCTATCAAGTAAACGCTTAGGAGAAAGTTAAAATGGCAAGCTATAGCTTCAAAGATGTTGGCGCTTCCATCGCCGGTCCTGGCGGAAGCATCAACCTTGGTATGGGTTCCGGCGCTGCTGAAGAAGGAATTACTTTTGAGCGCACGGAAGATCACAATACGATGGTTACTGGCGCCGATGGCGA